ATGTCAATAGTGTGACACTTGTGTATGACTTTGTGGATGATTTAGGGCTTAATTTTGATAACGATTTGATAACGTTATTTGTAGAGTTTGCCCTCAAATATGAAGCTGCCGTCTGCATTGATAGGTATAGTTATTACCTGAACCTTACGCTCATGCACGTATGCCACAGCAAAGCCTTGTTGCCAATTAGCATAGCCCCTTGTATACGCCATGCCTGAACTGCTTAAATCAACGAGATTTCCGACTTCTACTCCCCATACAGTACGCCCTAATTGGCCTCTAGATGCCTCTGTAAAGGCCGATACCCCTAGTCTATGGGTGTGACCACAGACCACGCTTTTACCTAGCCTTCTAGCCCCGTTTAAGGCCGTTTGTCCAGGTACTTGGCTAAGAGGGAAAGCATCTCCATGAACGGCTGTCCAGCCTGGTGCCCAGTCAAGCCCGAAAGGACTGAACTTGATTCCAAGCTTGTCATATCCCATAAAACGCTCATACTGCATTTCGGGTAAGTTGAGGAATGATGGTAGTCGCTTTTTAATTGATCGGTAAAGTCTGATTCCATGATTGCTTCCTAGTACATCTGTTACGCCTAAGTATGTTAGGACTTCTTGTGTTTGTTTTCTATCGTCATTTATATTGCCGACCATCTCATCTATTGTGCCAGCATTAAAACCACCTAGCTGTGGTAAATCAATCTCATCACCAATGCATATAGTCCTATGTGGATTCCATTTAGCCAGAAAACGGCCAACAGATTTAACAGATTTCTCATTAAAAAAAGGTACTTGCAGATCACTCACAAAAGCGATTTTGCGCAATTAGTCCTCATCCTCGTAGGGGTCATGGTCTGGATTAACTGGATCAAAGTCTGGGCTAGATGGTGTTAGCCAATCTGGGAATACATTTTTATCGCACATTCCTAGAGCTTGATCTACTGGAAATCCTGCACGTCTTAGGCTTAAATAAAACTCACGCAACGAAATGGCATAAGTATCTAACTTGGTATTAATTTGCTCATGGGTGTATTTGCCCTTGCGCTTATTAACCTTCTTACGCTTGCGTGCGGTTGCCATATTGCTATTGTCGCTTATTCATGATAAGGAATAGATCATCGACACGCTGTTCTAATCTTGAACTGCGTTGGTCGATTCGGTTAACGGCATCTGCCAGGCTACTGCCAGAATTAGGCTTAAGTTCGCTTAGCCAACCTTTAACGAGAAAACGTAATCCGATTAGCCCGCCTGATAGCACGGCCATAACGCCAGCGCCAAAGCCAGCCCACTCTGCTGGACTCATGCTTCATCTGCACCGATGCCATAAGCTGTATCGGATTTATCTAAAGCCCTAGCTGCTGGTCCTGCAAGTGCGGCTACTACCACTGATACAACTGGATCTAATCCAAGTTCATTACTTGCTAAGAAAGTTAAGAAAGATACTAGAACCCCTCTAAAATAGGATTTGAGTACTGCCTTTTGTTTTTCTGATATTTTCATATTTTGCCCCCTAGTAGTGGTATATCGAACTCTTTGCCGTCTTTGTCGCCTAACTTTGTAAAGCTAATATGTATATGTGATCTGTGCGGGTTTATGCCCTTGTATTTACGCCATTTCCAATTTAGAATTTTTGAACATATCCGCCCGTTATAGATGACGTATGATATGCGTGCATCCGATTTGGCTGCGATTCTGATCTGGTCAGCCATATAAGGTGCGAGGCTGTCGGATGACTGTAGCCGAGAATTAATATCAATTGCTCTGACAACGAATCCACTGCGTTCGTCTGGATTATGATCCGACCTTCTGGCGGAATGACGGCTATCGCCCAGCCACCCTTCAGGACTGGCAGTACTGCGATCTGGAAACCACGTATCAATCTGATCTCTTAACTGTTTACCAGCTGCACACAGCCAGGGTTGTTTACTCATCCTCTGTATCAATCGGGGTGGATTGTGCCGCTAGATATTCTTGATAATCACAATTAGCAGGGTCAATTGGTATCCAAGATTCTTTACCATCTTTATCTGTTTTTTTAATCATATCGCTAGAAAAAGCGTTTTTAACTATTTCATAAGTATTCATTTTACAACTCAATTTCTGCCGTGGCGTGTATAAGGGCAAGTTTATTTGGTGTTGCTGCTGTTGTATTTACTATTGATGTTGCATTGTTAGATGTATTTGATACAGAGGCGGTTTTAGCGGCACCATCTTCATCAAACCAAGCCGAACCTGCTGCGCTTGGGCTATAAGTTGTAATTGTTGGTGCAGCCCGCATTGGTACAGGAAATTGCCAATAAAATACATAGACATTGGCTTGTGCGCCATATGCTCTAGGTGCAAAATAAGAACCTGATTGACCAGCGTTAGATGCAGGTGCAGTTGCTAATGGAAAAGTTTTACAAAAATACCTTTGGCAAGCGGCTAACTCGCCTTGGAATGTGCCACCTGCATAGACAAATGGAGTAGCAATAGAACCTAACTCTAATTTAGATTCTGCAATATAAAGAAAGTCACCAGCGGTAGTATCTGTTACATCTGACCAAATAAATAGAATAAGGTTTTGTGTACTGGCTGTATCTACGGCAGCACTTACAGAATATGTGGCATATGATGTAGTTAGATTAAGATTTACTGGGCTGTTTTCATAAGTAGCATTAGCAATTAAAGTAGGGTTTGTGCCTTCTGCACCCCAAGCACTGATAATGTCGCTAGTTACTGTATCGGCTGTGCCTGACCAAGCAACGATAGCGGCTTTAACATTATCTAATTTAGTGGTAGCAGATACTTTAGCCTTAAAACTAAAAGTAACTGTATTACCTACTAAGCCTATAACATCTTTGTTTTCTATAATTGTTGCAATACCAAATTTTTTGTTAGTAGTTTCTACATCTAGGGCTATGGCAAATTCACCATTAGTAGGTACTGTCGTAGTATCTTGAGTAACATCTATTGCATCATTACCATCACTAAGAATATACCAGCGGTCTAAAGTATAGGCATCATCATTATTACCACCACCTGTTGAAGTAAAAGATGTGCCACGCTGGGCAACAGCAAAACCACCATTTATTAAATAATTTTTATTTAAGTCAGGATTCCAACGAAGTCCAGTTGTAGTGGAACTATCCGCGACAAGTGTGTCGCCGTTAGATCCTACCGCTAATCTTGCAGGTGTATCATTACCACTTGCTGCAACAATATCGCCCTTAGCATCTACAATAGAGTTTTGTATTGCATTAGAATCATCAAAGCCAACCCATGCAGATCCGCTATAAGTTTGTACTGCATCTGTGTCTTTAAGATAACAGCACTGGCCTTCTTGTGGAGATGTAATTGCTGCATCTCTAGCTGCTGCACTTGCAAAGACTAGAACGCCTTGCATTAGGTAACCATTAGTGTCGGCTGCGGTGAGCACCTCACCAGTTGTGAACGTCTTAAAACCTAAACCTGCTGCCATCTCTACTCCTTAGTAACTTAGGACATTATAGTCTAAAGTGCCATAAATCGGGTTATCCAAAACCAGCGAATCTATAACGGGCTCTAGTGTCGTGAACGTGGTTTTCCAACTATTCGGGGTTATATTCATCCGTACCCCAAAAATCTGTAAAGTCTTTTCTAAAATTGATCCACCAGGCTGGGTGGTTTTAACTGTAATTGGATCAAAGAAGTCTAGGTCTAAGGCAGCTACTATGCCTGAATTGTAACTAGGTGTGTATAGGTCTAGGACTATGGCATCCACACGTATAGAGGTTTCTTGCCTAGAGGCGATATAAGCCTGAGCATAATCTAGGGCTACAGCATCTGATTCCATTAACAATTCATTTAGAAAGTAGCTGTGAAGAAAATACTTATCTATGCTGGCTTGATTTAGGGCTACCTGTGGACTACCACCAGCTCTAGTAATAGTAGCTTTATTAAATACCAATACGTCATTTAATATCCAGGTTGCATCAAAGTAAGATATACCAGATCCATCATCTGCAAAAACTGTAGGTGTGCCACCAATAGATCCAGCCGTTACGCCTCGATCTTGAAATACAAAGTTATTATCGGCATCAACATAAATAGCACCATATTCAGAATTGGCTACAGTAAATAGTGCTTGTAATGCTGTGCGGTTAGTGCCTGGATCTGCCTGTAATGTAGTAAGACCTGGATCAATATCTCGCTGAGATGCTGGCCATGAAATCTGATCTAAAATATTGTCCACACGTGCACCTGATAATTGACCAGCGCTAGTGCCAGCCACTGTGCTTATTTGTGCTAATTGGGCTAACCTAAAGGCATCTACAGCTTGTATAGTAGTCATTGCTACATCTTCTGATTCTTGTGGATAGGTTGTAACATAACTCGTAATATATCCTGCGAATATAGGATAAGTAACTGAACCATAGGTAGCAGTAATCTGCACCTTTTTCATAGGTGTTAATAAATTGTAATAAGGCCCAGATACATTTTGTGGGTTAAAATCACCATTTTGATCTGTTATGCGTAAAGTAAGCGAGCCTGTTTGAAATTCATCACTAAGTGCAGTACGGCCTCGGTTAGTTTCAATTCTATTTACTTGATTAGACACATCCACAATTACAGCCGTGGCATCTCCTAATATATTTACATCTAATTTGCCTTCACCTAAAATTAATGTCTGAGCAAAACTAGGGCCAGTACTAAAGTTAATTATTGCATTAATTATAGGTACTGTCATTATGGTAACTGTCCAGCGCCAGAAGTGCTATAGCCATTTCTAGTCGCTTGTTGAATACTCTCAGCAATTGCTTGGCTCATTTTATCGCCAGAAGCATCTATCCTTAGAGTAATTGCATCAGCTTGCGCTTGATACCTTGCAGACATGTGGGCTAATGAAATGGCTTCTTGTGCAGGTAATCCGTATTGACTATTTAATTCTGGCGCAAGTTGTCTAATTAAAATGTCGTATGGATCTGTAGATAATGGCGCTGCCCCACCAGGACCTCTACCAGCTGCAAAGGCATCTGCCTGCGCCTGGTATCTAGCAGACATACCTGCTAAGGCCATAGATTCTTGTAGTGATAAACCTAGCGCTCTAAATTGTCCAATTAAACCGCTAATCATTGCATCATATTTATTAGTGCTGGCTGCTAATGCATCTGTGAACTCTTTTAACTTATTTGTGGCTTCCATCTCGGCTAATATCTTTTTAGCCAGTGCCTCATTGTTATCTAATATGGCCAACTGTGCTTGTAAGCGTAACTTAACTTCACTATCTGTTGCAGAATTTAAGGCTGCCGTTAAGCCTATGCGTTCTAGATCAAACTTATCTTTTAATTGATCTACAGCTGTTTTCTTTTTAAGTGCTGCTAATTCCTGCGCACGTAGTCTTTCCATTTCCTTTTTTTGTCTAACTTCTGTTCTAAATTGTTGAGCAGAGATTCTGCCAGCGCTGCGTTGTTCATTAGCTGGTAATTCTCTAGGTCTTACGCCACTTTTAGATAATGCATCAAACGCTAATTTTCCTACTCGCCCACCTGGTTGCAGTGATAACAATAAATTAGCTAAGCCGCCTGACTTACTTATTACACCCAAATTTTCTACTCTTTTAATTAATTTAGCCATACCAACAACGGCATCACCTATAGAAGTACCAAAATCTTCCATTGAATCTGTAGCATTTTCAATACTGTTATCTTTGCTTAATAAAGTTAAAGCATCTAATATGCCTTTGCCGATTTCCTCTTTAACGTTTTCAGATGCAACTTGCAATAAACCCATTTTGCCAGCATAAGTAGTTAATCTAGCTTGTGCTTGGCCTGAAAACTTTTCATTAAGTTTTTCCATGATTTTATTCATGTCGCCAGTTTTTAATAATGTCTTATCTAAGCCAGCGCCTAATCTGCTTAATGCTGTTGTATTACCTGCGTACCCACGTGATATGGCCGATGTTACTTGCGCTAAAGAAGCCCCTGTAGCCGCTGACACATTCATAGCAGTATTTAATGCATCTTGGCTGGTGGTTATTGACCCTGTTACTGTTAATAATTGCTGAAATGCTGGGCGTAATTCATCATCTAATACGCCTGTGGTTTTCTGTAAATTAGAAATATAAAGCTCTACGGCTGGTGAGCTGAATTGGTAGCCAGTATTTTTTAACTGTTGTTCTAAAGATTTGGCTGCTTTTTCATCGGCTACAAATGCTCTTACTGCTTCTTTACCAAACCTAGTTAATGCTGTTACTGAGAATGCTGCGGCAAAGGTGCGGCCAAAGTTTTTAACTTGTTTTTCAAAAGCACTGATTTCTTTCTTACCTTTTTTAAGGCCTTTGTTATTAAAGGTGCTGAGTGCCGATACGACTATATTGGCCATTATGCAACCTTCTTCTCAGTAGTCTTATTAAAGTGTGTAACTGTAGAGTTAATCGCCTTTACAATTACGCCATAAACATCACCACTATCTTGCGCCCATGCTTTGTAAATCAAACGGCCTTTAGTCTTACGACCACCACCTCTAGCGCCTTTAACTTTAGGCTGAGATGTAAGTGTTGGTAGATCGGTCACAAACTGATAACCAGCAAACGGATTATTAGAATTATATGCAGATGTAGATCGGCTTCTACTTTTTCTGCTACCTGATTGCTTAAACGCCATTGTGCCGCCACCTTCTGCAACAGAAGTAAATGGCGCTCTACCTTGTGGGTTTAATCTACCTGCGGTTTCATAAATACGACCTGCAGCGCTTATATTGTAAACATAACTTTCTACTGTATAACCATTACTGAATCTGCGGTTTTGACCCTCTTTGAATCCAATACCACCACGTACAGTAGCTGCATCATATTTAGGGAATGGGCGATAATCGACAGTAGATGATATTGGCTTAGACCAGCCTGACAGCACCTCATTATTGCCCACTACAAATCCTTTAGCTTTAGCCTCTACACCCTTCATAACGGGTTCTACGGCTGCTTTGACACGTCTATACATGTCTTCATCAATAAAGGTTAAGCCATTAATGACATCTTTAACGCCTACGATTTCTACTGGCATTTTTGATCTCCTTAGCTTTATCTGAAAGTACTTGGATTATTGCCCTAAGCATTTCAGCATCCATATTGATAAACTCGCTAGGCGGAATCCCTAGTTCAACAGATAGGCTGGCTATCGTATAAAGTGTTGAATCCCGCTGCGCTATTTTTTTTCTTCGTCTAATACCTCTACAGTATCTAAGCTGTCTATAAACTCGATACCAAATACAGGTACAGTTACGTTAGC